ATTAGGTGGAGAAAGAACAAGAAATATTAATCTTAATAATAATGAGTCTAATGCAGAGGGTACTATTCAGTTTGAAAGTAATGGATTTAGAATGGCATCAACATCTACTGCAAACAATCAAGAAAATACAAAATATTTATACATGGCTTTTGCTGAAATGCCAATGGTCGGAACTAACGGAACAATAGCACTAGCAACATGAAAGTAACTAACGAACAATTAATGGATAAACTAGAGAAGATGGATCAAAGGATCGTTGCTCTAGAAGAATTTATGCACAGAAGCAAAGGTTCTGTATCTATAATAGCATGGCTAGCTGGACTAGCTGTCGTAGTGGGAGGCTATTTCTATAACAAATGATACCAATGGAACTTATATCAATGCTCGGCTCTACTGTACTAGGTGGTGTTATGTCTATCATGGCACAGAAAGGACAGGCTGAAGCAGAGAAACAAAAGTTATTAATGCAACGTGCTGGGTTTGCAGCTAAACAAACTGACAAAGCCAGAGATGTTAAAGATGCTCACACCAAACATACCAGACGATGGATAGCATTGATGTGTGTATTCTCTATCATTGTTGTACCTATCATCGCACCTATCTTTACTGACGTTAATGTTATCTATCAGGTAATGCAAGAGGTTGACTCTGGCTGGTGGATCTTTGGATCAAGCTATGAAACTTCAGTATGGAAAGAGGGTAACTCAATATTTATAACGAGCCTTCAATCTCATACAATTTTTTCAATCATTGGGTTGTATTTTGGTGGCTCATTAACTAGGAAATAATATGGCTAAGTTATGTGCAAGAGGTAAAGCAGCAGCGATTAGAAAGTTTAAGAAGTACCCATCGGCTTATGCAAACATGTATGCAGCTGGGGTATGTTCTGGAAGAATTAAACCCGGAGGCAAGAAGAGTGGCAAAAAAAGGTCTTAAAGAATGGGTTAAAGAAAAATGGGTAGACATAGGCGCTCCTAAAAAGAATGGCAAGTTTCAACCATGCGGTAGAAAGAAAGGAGATGGTCGTGCTTACCCTAAGTGTGTACCATTAGCTAAGGCTAATGCTATGACATCAGCTCAAAGATCAGCGGCAGTCAGGAGAAAACGTGCAAAAAACAATTCAACAAAAGGTAAACCAAGTTATGCGAGGACTTAATATGAAAAAGAAAACTAAAAAGAAACCAGTAAAAAAATATCCGGGATATTAATATGCTAACAGCAAAACAGAAGTCTATATTATTAAAACATAAGAAGCATCATTCTTCTAAACATATGAGTCTTATGAAAAAACTTATGAATGATGGTAAGTCTTTTACAGTTGCACATAAAATAGCACAGAAAGAAGTAGGAAAATAATGGTAGCTAAAAAATATCAAAATCCAGATGGTGGTTTGAATGCAGCTGGTAGAGCATACTTTAAACGTAAAGATGGATCTAATCTTAAAGCTCCTGTTACAGGTAAAGCACCTAAAGGATCTAAGGCAGCAGCAAGACGTAGAAGTTTTTGTGCTAGAATGTCAGGTATGAAAGGACCAATGAAAGATAGTAAAGGAAGACCAACAAGAAAAGCCTTAGCATTAAGGAAATGGAAATGTCGCAAGTCGTAGCCAAACAATGCTTATGGGTAATGCTGGTTCTAATATTAGTCTATGGTATAGCTGATGCCATAGGAGATGTTACTTCATCTGGCTCAACCACGAATACCCAGTCCAACAATGCTGGTTCAAACACAGCAATCACAGGCGGATATGAGTCAGCAACCACATATCAGTCAGGCTCATCTTCCAATAGTACTACAAACAATGAGACCAACAATAGCACCAACCAGAAAACAGCCGTAAACAGCGCCTCAGCGCCCTCTATGAGCGTATATGGACAGGACTCTTGTGTCATACCATTAGCATCTGGGGTTACAATCATAGGATTTAGTGGTTCATTTGGCACATACGTGACGGACAAATCGTGTGAACGTAGAAAATCTATAGCTGTATTAGCTAAACTTGGCATGAAAGTGGCGGCAATTAGTCTTGCCTGTCAAGATGAAAACATCTGGCAAGCAATGATGGATGCGGGTACACCATGCCCTATAGATGGATTGATTGGAGATAAAGCTAAAGCTAGATGGATGCAGAAACGTAAAGAAACATTAAGGAATACTACGGCTAAACCTAGTATGACATGGAATGATTAGAATAATTTTAATTAGTTTTATGTTATCTAGTTGTGCTACACATTCAGTAACACTAGGACCAATGACTGTATATGGAAGTAATGAACAATCTATACCAGAACCAACAAGAGAATAAGTATGTATGTATTTAAGACAGTAATCTTATTGTTTCTAACAAACATATCATATGCAGAGACTACTGGCAATCTAATTGTTAATGGTACTTTTGAAAACAATAACAGTAATAACTGGACTACATCAGGAGATGTTCAGGTACTAGGCGACTGTTGTGGTAGTAATTACGACCTAGAGTTTGGAGATAACGGTAGCATTGAGCAATCATTTTCGCTCATTTCAAATGATATTACACAGCCAATGCTTAATAACGGTATAACTTTAAACTCTAGTGTCCAAGTACAAAATGGTGAGTGCGGCGTATCTGGATGTTGGGGTGGATCTGGACCAGCTGATACCTTTACAATAAGATTACAGATAAGAGATGAAGATAGTAATGTATTGGCTACTACAACACAGGAGAGAACTAATGTTACAGGAATTAATGGCAAAGATTTTACAGATAGTGTCTCGTATACAGGCATTGGTAGTAACATTGGAAATATTTTTCTATCTGGTAGTGACGGCAATAGCCCTGCTAATCTTGGTGGTCCTAATCTGGATAATATTTCTGTAACAATGACCTACGATCCAACAGTATTGTCAGCCTCACAAACCTCACACATCACTACAACCTTTCAAGAGATAGAAGAAGTATTGTTTAGTAAAGTAGAAAGAGTAGAGTTTATACCAATAGAAGAGTTTACCTTTGAGATATATGAAGAACCAGTTGTCCAGATGATTGAAGAGATATACATTGAAGAGATAGCTAAAGAAGAAATTAATATAGGAACAGTTAACGTGTTCAAAGAAATACCAATGGAGGTAACATATGAAGAACCAAAGACCATCGAAACATTCGCAACAGAAGTCGAAAGTTTTGAAGAAAACATTGAAGCTGAACAAAGTTTCAGTCAGCCAGAAGAAAGCGAAACCATTGTCGAAGCCTCAAACTCTAGCGGAGTCATTGAGCGAGAGTCTACATCAGAAGAAACAAGTAGAGGAAATGAAACAACAAGTGTTGTTGAAGAAGAAACAAGAGGAGGAAATGAATCAGCATCAGGATCAAGTGAAGAAAGAATTGCTGGAGAGTCTAGCGGAGAAAACTCTAACCTTGAAGAAACCTCTGTCTCCAGAGAAGAAGATACAGGAACAGAAAGCGCAGCTAGAGAAGAAAGCCCAAGAGATACCGGAGAATCTGTCAGCAGTCAAAGAGAAAGTCTTGCCGAAGAATCTGTTACAGAAAATACTAGAGAAGATACGATCTCTGTTTCAATAGAATCTATTAGAGAAGAAGTAAATAGAACAGTAACAAATGTTGCAGAAAGAATAAATAGGATGAATATATTGGTAGCTAAAGCTATGCAGTCTCCGGTATCTATTGACTCTTATGGGAATGTAAACCAAAATATATTTAATAATCAATTAGATATTGATGGAGGTAACTATTATGACCAGAGAGAATATGTTGATACTAGAAATATATATGCTGAAATTCAAAACAAGTATGACGATCCTGTGGCTAAACATGAAGCAAATGTTCAGAAAGCTAAGGACGAAGTTATAAGAAGTGAAATACATTTAAGGAGAATACGTGGATATTAAAATAATTACAGGAGCTATTGGTTTAGTTATTACTTTAGGTGGATTGTTTGTCTATCAAGGACAATTAATTCAAAGAGTTGAGGTGTTAGAATCAAGATCAGCGCCAAACATTAAACCTTTGGAACAAGATATAGCTGTTAATAAGGCTGAGATTGCTGTACTTAAAGCTAAAGTAGATGAGATTAAAGCTCGATCTGATAACCCATTATCTAATTGAGCAAAGTCCAGTTAATATAATTGCCAGATCCTACCTCATAAGCAGATAGTAACTCTTCTTCTGTGCAGTTATATTTTTCTTCAAAGCCTTTACGACCAAGCCCATGATATCCTATCTTGTTTTCTCTATGATGTTTTGTGCAAAGCGGAACACATTTAATATTCCTTTGAGACATTCCCATTCCTTTTCTAAGATGATGTATCTCAGTTGGTGTTGTTTGTTTTTCATTTAGTTTTTTGCATAGGACACAGCCATATTCTTTCTGCATCCTATACAATTCCAGCATTTTTTTATTTGGTTTTTTTCTTTTCATTTTTTTTCTTACCAAATATTTTTTCAAAGTTCTGGTCAAACTTTTTTTTATTGAAAGGTCTGTAAGTACTTCCTTTACTCATTAACAACCTTTAAGTTTCTATATTCCTTTTTGTTACCTTTAGCCAGATACCCAAGCTCACACAATCTTCTAACTATAGTGTATGCTTGACTCTCGGCTATTAAGTTACAGTCATCTGTTATTTCCTTGTAAGTAGGAGCTTCGTTATAAACAACAATACAATGTTTAACATAACGAAATACTTTTGATTGTAATTTTGTCATTAAAATGGAGCCTCCTCAGATTCTCTTATTGGCTCATGATCTAAAACAGATCCGCCTGTTGTAACATTTGGATTAGCTAATTGATTATCAGATTTGTTTCCTAAGAGTTCAACAGTGTGAGCTTTAATACTTACTCTCGTTATATTATCTTTGTCTTTATAATAATCTAACGTACCCTCTACATAAATCTGTGTTCCTTTAGACATGTAAGGTGCAAGTTTTTCTAAAGCATCTGGTTTATTTCTTGGCGACCAAAACTGTATGCTGTTATGCCATACAGATTCTTTGCCTTTGTTAGTATATTTTGTTGTAGCAATTGAAAAAGACAGAAAAGTATTGCCTGTACTAGCTGTCTTTATCTCTGCATCTTGTCCTAATTTTCCTATTAATTGTATCTTGTTAAGACTTCCCATTGTTTTCTCCTTGTAATGTTGATCTGTGAACTTGTCCGGCAAGCTGTAATCTAGCCATTGCTTTTTTGCTAAACACATTGGTTGCTTCACTCCAATTTTCTTTTATCCATGCATCTAAAAATTCTTCAGTAGGCTGAGACTCCAAATCTTTTATATAATCTTCAATATCATATAAATCAGATTCTTCATCTTTGCCAGAAGCCATTAAAAATAATTTCATAAAACAATATTTCATGGCATATGATTGTGCTTTGCCTATGCCTTTATCTTGTTTATCTGAACCCTCTCCATATGCAGACACAACAATTTTATCTTCTTGATTATCTGCATCGTATATAGTTACATCGCATCTTATTGAAGTAAGATCCCCATGTCTTTGGTAATCAGAAAATGTAGGTATAGAAATTATCCCTTGTGTTTTTATTATGTCTGTCATCTTAGCTGAAACAGCATTATGACTAACTGTTGGATATTTCATTCCATCTTTTTGTTCCGCTTGAACAACTCCAACTTTTTCTATACATAATTTTATTTTATTTAGTAATGTTAATTTTTTTTCAGTCATTGTTATTTCCTCTCTGCTAAAACTTTAGTTAATATTTTTTTATCTTTTTCAATATCAGAATGTCTATCTGATATTTCATCTCTTAATAACTCAACTATTACATCAAGATCAATATCATAAAGTCCTTGATCTAACTGAAGTATCACCCAGTATTGAGTATTACCTTTTGATTTAAAATGAATATCCAATTCACATTCATCTGAATTAAATTGCTGTATTGAATTATTAAAAGAAAGCTGATAAGCCTTTCCCTCTACATGTATAATGGTATATTCTTTATCATCATGACATGTAAAAGGAACTGACATTGTTTCTTTTGGTGATAGAAATTTTACTACGCTCATTTATTTTTCCTCTTTAGTTTTGATTTCTGTAACAGCTAGCCTACCTAGTTTGTTACGTTTAATTTCTAATCCCTCGCCAACTGCATGTCTGCAATCATCTGGAATTAAAGATTTCATTTGTACTTTACACTCATTGTGCAATGTATAATTCTCTTTAGTTTCTTTGTATTGTTTAGCACAAGCTATCCAATTTTTATTTTTACTCATGTCGTATCTAATCATTCCGTCTAATGCTATGTTGTTAGGAACTTCTGGAACTAAATCTTCAAATCCTTTTGGTTCTGTTTTAGTTTCAACATACTTCCAGAAAGCTGATTCATATTTGTAAAGTCTTTCTTGAAATTGTGGATCTGATTCTATTACAGTATGTTCATGCCTGTTGTTGCCAAAGATAACTGATAAATAGATTGAGTCTGATTCATCATGCATCATGTAATGTTGTAATTGTGCATAATAATATTCAGCTACTTTTTCTAGTGTGTTATTTGCATGAGTATGTTTAGCTTCAACTAAAACATTAGTGTCATCATGTTCTATAACACCATCGCAATTTGATCTCATAAAATCTTTAGGCGGTATAACAACATCTCTTGTTATAGATTGATCTAATTCTTTAGCTAAAAAATCTAGGTTAATTTGTTCAGTAGCTATTCCTATTTGTACAGGTAACACTCCAGATAAATCTTCTGGTTCTGTTAGCCCCATTTTTTCTTTCCAAAGATTGAGCCAGTCTCCATTCATCAAGCGGACAGCATCACTACCACCGATACCCTTTCTTCTGTGTTCATGCCATTGTTTTGTTTTGTTTTTCATATATCCTCCAAGTTTTATATATATGTTAGATAAGTATTATACCATATTATGTGTTGCCAAGTAATTTATTTCTACTTTTTAATGGCAAACTATCAAAGTTTTCTTTTGTTTCTAAGGTCCGATAAGCTTCAACAAATTTGTCTCTAAGTTTTTCATAATCTTTTTCTAGAGTTTTGTTGATGTTGTTGCCGCCTAAAATTTTAAATACTTTAAGTGCAATAGTATCCTTAACTTCTTTTCTGTCTAGAAAGTCTTTCAAATGTTTTTCTATTCTTAAATTAGATTCGACCAGATGTTTCATTATGTCGCAGACTTGTGGTTTCCATTGGCTTGATTGAGTATGTACTGCAAATGATTTGATACAATCCTCAAAGTTATAAGTCCTTAATGCTATCCAGAAGAAACCTTTTTGCATGTCGTTCAATGCTCTTTGTTTTGGATACTGCATTTCAATTGCAGATATAAATTTTCTAAACTCTTGTTCTGTCATTGTTATTCCCCTTTGGTTTTAGTGCTGTTAGTTTTTGTTTGCTTTGTAATCTTGTTAAATAGTTTATCAATTTTTTATAATCAATTGAGTCAGCCTCGCTTGATCTTGATCTAAAATATTTATCGTCAACAACTTCGTTATATAATCTTGCATAAAATCTTTTGTAATTATTGTTTAGTTTATATATATCTTTACTTGATTTTTTTACATCAAAAATAATAAAGTGTCTTGCTATGTTCCAGATGCATTCAATACCAACTTCATGCCCTTTGTTTCTGTATGCTGTTGTATAATCGTATATCATTCTCCATACATGTTGATTCGCCAGATGATAGTTTAAAAATTCTTGAAATCCCTCAACATTACATGATCTAATTTCATTTTCTAATGACTCGAATGTTTGGAAGTTATCTTTATATATGCTCATTATTTTTGCCTCGCTTTTTTCCAATGTCTTGTTAGTGTAATAGGTACTTCTAGTATTTTATTGCTTGGTTCATGTATCCAATGCTCTACGTTCTCGCATTCAGTATTCAATAATTTACAATCTTTTTGTTTGTATATTACATCACCATATTTATCTATATTTTCTTCATGTTTGTCACCATACTCATCATATTTTACTCTCATTATTTTTCTCCTCTATTCCACGTTCTCTTTTACTTCATCTAAAAATTTTTGTTCAATGTAGCTTGGGCTCGTTAATTTATTAAGAAATTCTTCTGGACTTTTATATTGTGTTTCTTGATTCCAATAATCATATTCATCTTGTATAGTTTTATCTGTTGAAAATTCGTTCTTAAAGTTATTTGAATTACTACAATAATCTATTCTTAGATTGCACAGAGCAATACATTTAATCATTATTTTTCTATCTTTCATTAGCTTTCTCCGAACATTTACTACAGATGTGTTTCGTAACTCTGAACCCATGCACTACTATTGTGGGAACACCACCTCTATTCTCAACAGTTTCCTTGCTTGGACTTCCAAATGAGATAGACTTTTTTGAATACATACTACCTTTCTCAATGATTGATTTACATTGATAGCAATCGTATTCTTTTCTTGCTCTTGTTAATTTAGTCATCTTTAAAATCTCCTTGTTAATTTACTCGTCATACTTAAATTCCATATGCATATCTTCCAATGTATCTGCAAATTCTTTTTCTAATCTGTTTTTAATTTTTATTAATGTTTGCATATAAAAAGTATTGAGAGCATCTTGTCTGCCTTTGTTGTATGATAGCTCACATCTAACATCTGGCATCATTTGTTTTTTTAACCATTCTCTTGGTAATTGTTTCTCTATTATATGAAGATCAGCATTCATGCATTCACTAATAGTTTTAATAATATTTAATTGATCATTTTCTTTCATGTGTTTTTCTCCTCATTTATTTCTGGAAAATCATAAGCATTTACAATTTCGGCTGCTTGATCTTCGCTCATTCCATGCGATCTAAATCTTTTGATCGCGTCTTCTGTGCTGAGTCCCTCCTCCAAAGAACTCAGCAGAACATCATTGAATAATTTACTCATTTATTTTCCTTGATTAAATCGTTGTAGTCATCTGATGCTTTTTGATCTTCGTCTTCTGGAATTAGATCAACCCATTCAGACAAACGAATTCTATCCTCTCCTTTTCTTAAAATTGCAGATTTAATTAAACGATTATCAACATAAAATCTGAA